TCGATACTGCACGGCGGCCTCTTCGCTTTGGGGTGGCGTCTGCGGTTTCTACGTCGTGCTCAAGGGCAGCCGTTTCAATCAGAGACGGCTGGTTGTCTTCCACAGCGACACGCTGAGCGAGCAGCTGCGTGGTGATGCCGCCAGGAAGCTCAGCCACTTGCCCCTTGCGGTAGCCACGCCACGCGCGGGTAAACATAATCTTCGGCATTAGCCCACACTCCATGCAGATTCAGGCGGCTTCCCCGTGTTCGTGAACTCAGTAGTCCACTGGAAAACAGGGGCAGTAAGGTTCTTGCCGGGCCACGTCACGACGTATTCGCCATGGCCCAAAACGACACGCGGCGAGACGAAGACGCGGTTGCCCGAGTCTCGCCAGTTGCGCCAGAAGTAGATGTCAGGATCAATCCTGCCGTCGTTCCACGAGCCGCCTTCGTCCGGCTTGCTCCAGAACCAAGGCTTCTTGGCTCGCTTGAGTGCGGCAGTGCTGATGACAGTGCAGCCGAAATGGGCAGTATCTACTTCCTGCACGGGTTCTGAAAACCATTCTTTGGGCACCTGCGTGTGCCCATCCTCTGGCGGTGCGTCCAGCGTGCCCTTCAGCGTCAGCATCGGGCGGCCGTCTTCACGCTTAGTCTGCATGCCGGTGATGGCGTCACACTGAAAGGTCATCGCCATCGCAAATAACTGTTCGAGGTCCTCCTTTTGAAAAAAACTGTCGTAATCGATACAGAGCAGCCATTCCGCCTTGTCGATGAACTGCTCCATGACGCGGGTGTTAACTTGATCCCAGAACGCACCCGTGCCCATCGTGGGGCGAATGCCAAGCGGCATCAGGGCCTGGGCCCAGGCGAAGTGGTTGGACGTGAACGAGAGCCGTGGCATGGAGAGCACGGCCTCCACTCGGATGTCAACTTCAGTGCCACCTACCTTGACGAGCATGGTGCCTCAAAGAAAGAGAGCGGGCGGCCCCGTCGTGGAAGCCGCCCGCTCAAGATTGCACACCCGTCAAGCCGTCAGGCTCACGCACCCACGAGGCCGATCATTGGTCCGGCCACGGTGTCGGTGCCCAGGTTCGCGTGCGTGATGGCGACGCGAGCCACTGCCCGAATCACGGTCTGGTCGCTCAGGAAGTTCACCTGATCGCTGCTGGCGATCTCGATGGCCTGGCGGATGCCGTAGTAGGAGCTGTTGGCCATGTTGCCGTACAGCGCCATGATCGCACCCGTCGAGTCCGCGCCGGCCGGGAGCCGGTCGGTGAGAACCACTTCCGAGCCGAGGAACGTCGGACCCATGCCCTGCGACAGACCAACCGAACCGCCCTGGGCCAAGTCAAGGTTCTGCATGCACGCCGCGAAGAAGAACGGCGAGCAGAACCACTTGGCACCCGCACGCGAGTGCTGCGGAACCCTGGCCATCATGGCCAGCAAGTTGGCCTTGGTCACTTCGTCAGGCGTGTCACCGGCAGCCGTCACGAGCGAGGCGGCGTAGGTGGCAGCAGACGCCGCCAGCAGGCCACCCGTATAGGTCGTGACGAGCCCAGCAACCGCTGGAGCGTTGCTCGGGTTGCCGCTCCACGCAGCCTCTTCGACGGCGTTGGAGAGCGTCAGTGCCAGCTCCGCAGCGATCCAGTCGGCGATTGACACGATCGAGTCCTGCAGGAGCTCGCTCGCAATCGTCACCGCGCCCGTGACCTTCTTCGCAGTCAGAGTGACCTGATTGGAAGTGGGGTCGCTGGCAGTGATGGCCGAGTTCTCATTGATCCAGTACGCGGTCGCACCGGCCGTCCGTCGCGGGAACAGCAGCACGTCGCTCGGCATGACCACGTTCGTGGCGTTTTGCGCAAACGCGGAGTACTGGTCAACTAAGCGAATCACGGCCGATGACAACGAATCCGGCACGAATGCAGATCCGGTCGTTGAGCCGGTCGAGCCCTGGGCACGAGCCTCAACGCCGTGGTCATGGCACCACCGCTTCGCGTCGGCGTCGCCGCTCTTGGCCTTGAACCACATGCCCACCGAGTAGGCGTCCTTGGCGTTCTCAAACGCACGGAGCCGGCCCGAGAACGGCACCGCCTCAACGCGGACTTTCTCGCTACGCTCTTCGGTCACTTCGGGGGCCGGCGTGCAGCGGTCAACCACGCTGCGGAGATTCTTGGCCGACTCGGCCACCGACTTCTCAAAGTCGATCCGCTTGGCCAGCTTGCCGGCCTCGGTGTTCATCGCCTCGAGCTCAAGATCACGCTCCGCGATCTTGTCGGCATCGGTGCTCTCGATCGCACGCACGGCGTCGATACGGTTGGCGAGGTTAACGGCCTCGTCCTGCAGTTTCTTGAGGTTGTCCACGTGGTATATCTCCGCCGGCGGTATTGCCGATGGATTCCACTGTGCCTCTAGCGTGCCGGCCTCTTGCAGTAGCGGACTTCAGAAAGTGTTGTTTTTACAAACACGACAGCACGAGCGCCGCATCGCGGGCAACGCAAATACTGCTGACGCTCTTCGCCACACGGGCGAGAGGAACGGCACCGCAACTTCTCGCCGCAGGTGCAGCGGGCCTCAGACATTCTTGAGCCTTAAGGTGGCAGCCCAGGCGGCGGCGACGCCCCGCAAGGCCGAACGCGAACTAACCGCCCGAACTGCCGGCTCTTCGGCGGACTGCGATGCAATCCATGCCTCGTAGGAACGCATGGCGACGCTGGCAGACGTTGACGGGTACGCAGGCGTAAGCACTGGGCCAACGTCATACAGGCCGCTCACCTCGCGGATTTGGCGGATGGCTTGGCCACCGTCGCCAGTGCGGAACCCTTCCCCGTCCTTGCCCACCGTGAACGCGAATGAACTGCCCGCAACGTCTTTGCGAGCGATGAGCTCAAGCACGTCGGCACGGCTCACGGGTGGAGTGACCACGTACCGCAGCCCCTTGCTGTCGCTTGTGAGTTCCAGCGTGCCGCTTGAGGTGCGACCAAGCACGATGTTGCTGTCATGGTTGAACAGGGCCACCACGTCCTGCTTGCCACGCTGGCGGCTCAGCACCTTGTCAAAAGCGCCTGGCAGGATTTCTTCCTTGAACCCGCCCAGGTCAAGGCTCATGCGGTTGTACACAGCGGCGTAGCCGATGATGGCTGCCCGGCCGTCAGCACGCTGCTCAACGATGAGCTCGTCAGTCTCGTCAAAGGCGAAGTCGCGGCGCTCAAGTTCCATCGGGCGTGTCCTCCTGGGCGGTAGTCGTGTCTTCGGCATCGTCTTCTGGCGTGCCGTCCGCTGGCTCGCCCGGCGTGTCCTGCGGCATCGGCTGCGGATCTTGCGGCTCCTGGCCTGCCTTCTCCAGCGTGGTCATGTTCAGCTGAATGAAGTGCTGATCGCCTTGCGGGCCGATCGGGTTGAGGTTCTCAAGCTCACGAATCTCGTTCACCGTCATCCAGCCATTCTGCAGGGCGGAAACGTAGTAGGCAGACCGGCTCGCGTGGTCGCCGCGAAGCAGGCCACTCACGCTGTGCTCAGCGAAGTATTTCTCGTCATCTACGATTAGGTCGCGGCTGATCGCGGCCTCCCACCGCTTCAAGTGCGGCAGCAGGCAGTGCTGCACAAACTCTGTGCCCTGCACCTCGATGTTGTTGAACGTGCTGCGGTCCAGCATCTGGATCATGTGCGGCGGCACGCGAAACGCCCGACAGATTTCAACCACTTGGAAAGCCCGGCTCTCAAGCATCTGGGCTGCTTCGTTTGAGCCGCTGAGCTCGTGGGCCTTCACGCCGTTAGGCAGCACAGCTGTGCGGAAAGCACGATCAGCACCACGGTGCATCCGCTCCCACTGCTCGCGAAGTCGCTCGGCCGCTTCGATGGGAATCGGGTTGTCACTCTCCAGCACGATGCCGGGCCGAGCACCGTTGCCGAAGTACGTGCTGCCGTGTGTCTCAAGGGCCTGGGCCAGGCCAATGGCGTTCTGGAAAATCTTGTATGTCGGGATCGCCTTGATGCCGTCTTCGGTCGTGAATCGCAGGGCGAAGATCTGCTCCTGGCTGTAGATCGTCTGCTGGCCACTTGGCTCGCGGTAGCGATACCGCAGCGTGCCGTCAGTCAACCGCTCTGCCTCCATGCGGCTGGAGTGCAGCGGCCACAACTCAGACACGGCACCTCGAGCACCTGGGCGGATCTCGGCGTAGCTCGCACCGTAGTGGAGGTACATGCCGGTCATCCAATCTCGGAACTCTTGGGCCGTCTGCCACGGGTTGGGCTGCTGGTGCAGGAGCCGATACACAGGATGACTCGTGGCCTTCTGTTTCCCGCCGTTGGCCATCCGCTCGTAGATGTGCAGCGGCAGGGCTGATACCGCATCCGATATGACACGGATGCAGGCGGTATACGCCGAGCACGCCATGGAGTTGTCAGCGTTGACGCGAATGCCGGAAGGCGTGCGGCTGGAACTCACTTCGGGCCAGTCGATGCCACGCAGGTCGAACATTTTGAAGTCGGCGGCGGCGTTTTCGCTCATAGCGTCATCATGTCCCAGGACTGTTCTGGCGTAGCTGCGGTTGCCTTCTGCCACAGCCCGATGGCCATGACTAGCGACACGATGCCGTCTATGCGTTCCGTTGACTTAGCCTTGCTTGGCTTAATGTTTCCGGCTGCGGAATCCTGCTGAATGGCCACGTTGGAAGCCTGCCACGAAAGCACTGGGTGCCCACCGTGCAGCACCTTCCCACTCACAACAAGGTTCTCCAGCTGCTTGCTAGGTGCCGACAGAGAGCCGTAGCCCTGTCGAAAGTCTGACATGGGAAGCCCGTCGCCTTGCAGTTGTTGGCCGAGTTGCGCGGAGTTCCACGGGTCCAGGCCGATGCCGCAGACCTTGTACTTACTGGCGATGGCATTGATGTCTGACCGCACTTGGTCAAAGTCGGTGACGTTGCCATCGGTCATGTTCAGATGCCCCTGCCGATGCCACGTCAGGTATGGCACCTTGTCGCGTCGCTCTCGCTGGTGGGCGTTGTCGCTCGGTATCCAGAAGTGCGGCTCTATCCAAAAGGTGCCATCATCGAGCGGGAAGAGCAGCACCAGGGCTGTGGTGTCAAAAGTGGTGGCCAAGTCCAGCCCGGCCCAGCACTCTCGGCCGGCGAGATCAACGGGGCAAGGCTTGTCGCCTTGGGCCCAGTGATCCATCCGCAGCCACCTCGTTGACTGTTCCGTCCATTGGTTCAAAAAAAGTTGGCGAAAAACATTTTCATAAGTCGGCATCTCAACCGCTCGAGCACATTCGCTCCGCAGGAAGTCCATGCGCACGGAAACGCCAAGGTTTGGATTGGCCTTCTTCCACGTCTCTTCGGCTTTCCAGTCATCCGCAATGTCGGCCGCATAGATTGCCGGCAGAAACGTCTCGTCTTTGACCGTGCCGGCGGCCACAGCCTCAGCGTATTTCCAGATTTCCCAGCAGACGCTTTTGCGGTCAAAGCCTGCCGTAGTGAGCGCCACCGTGAGAGGCTGACGCCGAGCACCCTGGCTGCTCAGCATCACTTCCCACATCTCGCGGTTTGAGACGTGGAGCTCATCGAAGATGACGCCGTGAGCGGAGAGCCCATGTTGAATACCGGCCTCCGCACTCAACGCCTTGTACGTTCCGTGCGTCGCCTCTCGCACGATCGCGTTCCGGTAAACCTTGAGATGCTGACGCAGGACGGGCGACTGCTCGACGTAGACGCGGGCCATGTCAAAGACGAGCCGGGCCTGATCGCGTGAGGCTGCGCAGGAATAGACTTCACAGCCCGGCTCGTTCTCCATCAGCAGCTTGAGGGCGATGCCCGCGCATAAACTGCTCTTCCCATTCTTGCGCGGAATCGCCAGCAGGCTGGTGCGGACTTTTCGCACGTCGCCCTCTGTGGCGAAGAGCTTTCGCACGTAGTCCTGCTGCCACGGCTCGAGCGTGAACGGCTTGCCGCCGAGCTCGCCCTTGGCGTGCGTCAGGTGCTTGTGGAAGAAACGCACCGCCAGGCACGAGGAGCACTTTTCGCACGGGTGCTCAAGCGAACATGCGGGCGTCTTCTTCGTCTGATTGCGGGCCATTCTCAACCGCCGAGACTCGTGCCAGCGCCGAGGCCGTCAGGCCGAACTCGGCCGCGAGCTTAAGCATCTGGTTTCTCGCGTCGCGTTTGCGGTTCCACGCCGGGTGATTGCTTACCCTACCTTTGTCGTCCATGAACGTGGCACCGTTGGCCTTGAGCTCACGGTCTGCCTCAATCATGTCCGCGAGCGAATCGCAGTAAGCGGCGAGCGTCTGCTGGTGGCGCGGGCTCATGACTTTGGACGCCTCAAGCATCGGCACGATTCGCTCCCACTCCTCGCGGGCGAGATCCGAGAGCCAATGCGGAGCAGGCGGAATGCCTGGAACGGCGTCGATGCCGGACTTGTGCGGGCCCCTAACCCGAGCCCCGCGAAGCTTAAGTAGCGGTTTAGGCGTCGGCTTGCGGCCCTTGCCCATGTTGCAAACTCCCAATTTCGGCCCCGCGTATAGAAGCAGGAACTTCTGGTTTTCCTCAGACGGGGGGGTAGGGATCCGAACGACCCCCCCTCTG